GATTACAGCTGAGTCATCGATAGTTGTAGTAGCTGTAAAGTTTTTATCAACATACAGATCAAGACCTAGCACGTTACCGCGGATTGAGCCGGGTTGTGTTAGACCGCCTGCGTTCATTGGCTGAGATGCTGAGTAGATTGGACGTCCGGTTGTATCTGTAGCGCCCATTAGTAGCTGCCATTGTGATCCATTGGCCACGTAGTTATTAGCAAAATAACCGGTAGCTTCATAGACCTTACGAGCTGCATCACTAGCAAATTCAATAATACCGGCTGAGTCTGCATCGCATCCTGAGCTGTATTGGCCAGCAGCGATAAGAGCATTTAATACTGTTGTATCAAGTGTCTTAAGATAAGCATTTTGTAGCTGGTTAGTAAGCTCTGCATAGAAATTAGGATCTGAGCGCTCTAGTAATTCTACGCTGATCGTATTCATGCCTGCGTACTTAGATACCGTACCTGTTAGGTAAGCCGTTTCCATCCCGGTATTTTGTACCGCTCCAGCTTCAAGCTCAACAGTTACTACAGGTGCTACGCCTGTACCGCCTCCGGCAGATGTAACAAGAGATGGGACATTTATGGTCATGCCATTTGCAGGCAAAGTCCCACGGCTGCACGCATCGATGGCAGGTGTGCCAAAACGTGTATTAGTTGGAAATTCTGAGAGGTATTGAGTCGGATTAAATGCAGGGTTGGTAGCGAAAGAGTCATCGGCAGCTGTGACGTATAGCTTTGAGTCCTCGTTGCCGAGTGCGGCCTTGATCTTGTGCTCTGTGTAAGCACCCATTGAGACAATAGGTGTACGGACTCGCTGAGAGTCTAGTACGGATGGACGGATGATTTTACGAGCGGCCTCGACCTTTTCAGCCTCGACCGGTGTATCTACCGGAGTCTCCTCCGGTGTATTTTCTGGGGCTGTAGTCACAGCTTCCTCGCTTTCGGTTTCTGTTTCGATCTCTACGATTGTCGTATTTATCGTTGTGGTTTTTGTGCTTGTGCTTGTAGCTGCTTCGAGTGCTGCTCGAGCCGCTGCAATATCAGTTACGGATGCGCTACTAAAGGCAGCGCTCTCTACGAGCGATACCTCTTTCAGGACGGCAGCCGTTACCAACAGGTAATCACCCATCGGCTTAGAGGCCGTAACATCGACCCCTACGGATAAGCCGCTTACTAGGTTTTCCTGAGCCAATACGAGAGCATCTTGTCCTCGAGTGCTACTCGATAAACGGAAAGAGGCGTAAACGCCTTCGGTTGAGTCGCTAGCATTTATCATGCGACCTACCGGCTTATCCTGTTGGTGTTGTGATAGTAATTTTATTTTTGTTGGATCCTCAATAGCGATTGATCCTCGCTCAAATACAACAGGCCCGGCAGAGGTATAACCGACCTCGCCATATGGAGCGATAAGCCCCGAGACGATCCGGCGCTCTGTGTCCGCTGCCTGTATCTCTTGATTAAACGTTAGTAGCACTTGCATCTCCTAGCGGTGTTAGTTGCTCCATTTGTCTAGCTTGATTAACGTCAATTAAATCTAGGTTTAACATTTTTTCGATAATATCTAAACGCTCTCTAGCATCGGCACGCAAAAACGAGTCATCGACCGCAAAACGTACCTGATTTTGTGAGTTAGTTATGTCGTTCATTGAAAGACGATCCTCGATTGCACAAATATATGGCTGTAGTGAGTACGCCATAAATTCTTTACGGCCGTCTAAAATATTTTGGTATGTCATGCTGTTATTCATATCGGCAGAAATATAATAGGCGGGTACGTTCATAGCGCGAGCGATCTCAGTAGCTAAGTATTGAGATGCCTCGTTATACATCATATCTTTAGGACTAAATCCGATATTTTCTACGCTAAGAGTGCTAGTTAAATACGCCGTTGATCGTGAGGCTCTACTTGCTTTCCATGAGGCTAGTAAGCCTTGGACTTGAGACTCCGGTAGATCAGCACCGTTATTTTTTAATACTGTTGTAGCCATTGGTGTAGCAGCGCTAACAGCGGCAGCTCTTTGTATATCAAAAGCCGCTTTAATAGTTACTCCAGCTGTATCTAATACGCCTGGAGTTAAACCTTGGAAAGTAACAAGAGATCCGATACCGCCCATTGGCACTTTAATACCATCGACAAAATAATCCTCGATCTCTGTACCAAATTTATTTGTAGTGTAAGTAACGCGATTATTTGCTACCCACTCAAAGCCTGATGGCCGTCCATCATCTGCATACAAAGAGGTTACGCGCCAATAAGCACATCCGTAAAAAATTAAACTATCAACAGTTGCAGCGATAGTAACGCTGCGCGGTTGGCGTAAATCCGGTTGCTCTAACCAAATCGGAGATCCTAATTTTTCGCCTGTTGATTTTTTGTAAAGTGCTAGATCAATACCGGAGATAACTCCAGCTATTAAATTACGGCAGCGGCTAACACTTGCTACCTGTAAAGCAAAATTGCGATCTATACCGCTCGTGTTATATCCATAAGTAGAGCCGGTGTTGTAAGAGCCATAGCCGTAAGTAGTGCTCATTACGGCGGGTGCATATTGAGCCTCGATAGTCGGCTTCTCAGCTGACTTAAACCCTAGAGTTTGGAGTATTCCCATGAAAGGGATTTTCTCAAATTGTCAAGGATAAAATCAGGTATTACGTGGCGTGTCTCTATACGTAAACTTTAGCCTCACCCATCGGCTGGCTAAGAATATGGACGATAAAACTTAAATTTATAGCTATGTCTACCGGGCCGGCTGATTTTCTCCGGATGATGCGCCACGATGAGTCTGACTCCTTAGCTGCACAATTAGCCATATGGCTAACGAGCTGATCCTGCCCGGAGTGGACAAGCCTCTTATTGGCTAGCGCCTCGTATAAATCGCCGGATGCCTGATACCCCTTTTGGCCTGATATGTCGGTGATCTGTATACCGTTGGACTCAAGGCGTTTAGCGATAGAGGCGGTTGTGTATTTGTCGTAGGCCACTTGTCGCGGATAATATATTTTGGCCCATTTAGCAATCGCATTAGCTACAAATAATTCATCGATAGATACATCCGAGTGAAATATCTCTAATACGGCCACACCGATACGGCCGTCCTCGAGGACTTGGCCCATGCAAAGCGAGCCATCTCTACGGCTAGGGCTAACGTCAAAAGCAAAAACGGTAAGAGGGCCGACCGACAATTTTAGATCCTTATCGCTGGCATCCTCTACCGCCATATGCGGCCAAGGGCTGCTCGTGCTGGAGATCCATTGGCAAAGTAACTCGGTTTTTGTAGTCTCGATTGGCTGAGTAGCTACGGCCTCCTCTAGAGCCTCCTCGGTTACGGTATATCCAAGAGCCGGGTTAGCCATAGCCCACGCATTACGATCTGTTATCTTGGCAAATTGAGGCGCTGAGTATTCATAAAAGCCAAATGATTTAGGCGGGAAACTCATAGCTCTTTCGCGTAGATCATTAAGCACGGTACTAAACGAGTCCCCGGCGTTACTAGTGAGTAGGGTTTGTGCATTTGGTTTTGCTCTAGTCGTAGGGGTTGCAGCTCTAAAACCCTCCTCTGAGATTTCGCGGATTTCATCCACGTATAAATATGAGGCCGACCTGCCGCGGCTGCCGTCTCTAGTTGCCGCGACCACATCGAGCCTATTTCCATTTTTTAGCTCTATAGACTCGGTGCCGTTGGCATACCGGATTTGTTTAACCTGTTTACTCATCCAATCGTTGCTCTCGATAGCAGAGCAGATTTGCCTAAAGGTATCTAAAGCCATCGATCTATTAGAGCTCATCATTAGCACGTTAGGGCTATCAAATAAAAACATATGCCCGAGCATCATCATCCGGGCAAGGTGAGTTTTACCCTGTTGCCGGGCTACTAAAATCAGATTTGTTTTCCGGATAAACATATTATCTTTATCCACCATACACATATCGTCTATGACAAATTTTTGCCAAGGTAAAAGCGGCATCTCTATGGAGTCGGCCAGCTGAGCGATCTCAATACCCCGGGATTTGCCTTTGAGTAGTGGTGAGTGGAGGCGCGGCTTGGTAGCCCCCATAAGAGGTTTTTTCTTTCGGGTCATATCCCCATCAATCCTGACTAGTTTGGCCCTCACATGGGCCTGTAGGGATCGTACTGGTCGTTTTTGGGGAGGCATAGGTTGAAAAGGCAGGGGGGGTAGACGTCTTGGCTAAAAAAACGCCTTGAGAGCGTGATCCCTTGCTTGAGTTGCAACGCTTACAACATGCGATCATATTATCCAAGCTGATCGGATCGCCTCCGGCCTTGATGCTTACTATGTGATCTACTGTATTTGCATCCTGCCCACAATAAACACAGGTGTAGCCATCTCTTGATAATACTACCAAGCGTTGTGCCTTGTATTTGCGGGTGAGGCGTGGATCCCTGCGACCATGCACCATCTCAGTAGTGCCCATGCTTTAGATGATAAGCCCATGCCTTGCATGGTGTCTTGTGCTTGTGGCTTATATACTTAAGGCCTAAGTCTATTTGTTTATAAGGATCTAACTCTTTCATCTTAAGGATCTGAGGTATGCCATAAGCTGAGGACTTAGGGTTATCAGCTCTTGGATCCCACTTACTCTCCTTATTCCATAACAGCTCTAAACATCGATACTCTTTAGAGTTAGTGAGTTTTATATGCGCGTAGAGTTTGTAGTTTTCTTTATCTCTATATGTGTTTATAGCTTGTGATGCAGGCATATTGCTAAATAGCAATAGCCCGGCCATAAGCACCAAACTACGCCTGCGAGCTAACCGCGGTAGCGGCTCGCCTGCGAGTATGGAGCGTAGCCCCTTAGTCAAATACCGGTCAAGTATGAGCGTGCTCTTGAGCGTGTCCCACAGGTTTTTAACACTTGTGGATAACTCCTGTGGATAACTATTACGCATCTTTACCCCAGCCTTTACCCTTAAACGATATGCCCGGAGCGTGGTAAATCTGCCTCATATGAGTACCACAACATAGCGGCGCTGCGTTAGAGGTGATCGGCTGCTCTAGCTCATAACGAATATTGCACAATAAGCACTCATACTCATACATGGGCACGGATATAACCTGCCTTATTTATCTCGTCAGCTAGTGCAGCTGGATCTATGTCTACGTTTTTATTTATATACGACTCGATAAGTAATATCAGCTGATAATTACACGTTTTTGGATCGTGAAACATTTCGCAATAAACACAGCCTGGCCTAATTACTGTCATTTACATCCTCCATCATTACGATCCCCATAACGCCGCATTTAACGCATTGGAGCGCCTTAACGTATGGAGGTAGGTTATCTGTTACGACACGCTCTATATGCTCGGTCACTTTTGCACATAACCGGCACTTAGTTTTATACGCCATATTGTGACCTCTTTAGGTATTGCATCTCAAAGAGATTAGATCGAGGCACCCAGTAGTTATCCTGATAAGGATGCTTATATTTTGGGACTTTAGCCATATGCACCGGCATCCATCCCAAGAGGATATATACCGGACTCCATCCGGTAACTAATATAGCTACATCATTAGGACGGCCCGGGCCTCGGTTTTGTAGGATTAAATGGCCGTTAGCGTGCTTTGTCCATTTAACCTCTATATTTTCGCCTACGTCTGCCTCCTCGTGGGCATTGTGTATTTTTGGCACAAAAGCATAATCGCCAAAATAATTAGCTACAGCTGTCTCAGCTGATGCGCTCTCGGCCTCCTGCCATACAAGCTCATGCCAGTTTTTATAGACTTGGCCAAAATTACTCGCATCGCTTGTATTGGCATTACGTACGATTGTGCGCTCTAGTCCTACTCGATGGGCCGCTACCTCCTGCGATCGATCGAGTATTACCTTAGCTACGCCCGACACTCTGCACACAGCCACATAACGATTTCGCCGGAGTGATCTCTAACAAACCATCCCCCAAGCGGAGTTACGTACTTTTCGCACTCATCACATAAAATAACCTTGAGTACCGTTACCTCGCCGTTATCGTGGATTGTTGTAGATACGCCATCTTTAATAAAAGTTAGCTCTCCCATGTCTATACCTGAGGCTTCCATTTGCCGTCTGATCCGAGCACGTGCCAATAAGGTTGGCATTGATTAGCTCGTATCTTTTCGGTGCACTTGTAAGCAGCCCACGGCTTACCGGTGCTCTTAGCCGTACCCTCGGCCCAGATCATCGTGCCATGAGGGCAGCGAGGGGCCTCAGCGACTAGCTCGCCTCCCAGCTGCGTACCGATCTCGAGAATAGCCGTAGCCATTGTAGACATATCCTCTATAGATGCTTTAGTGCTCCATGGATCAGAGTCAGCCGGTAAAGTCTCTACCTTTTGCATATCTTGGACGGTAGGCCGCGAGTTATGCTCAAGACTTGGAGTTAATAGACCGATCACGCGACCGTAAGCGCTTGTAATTGTGTCCTCGATAAACCATTTTTTCATATTGTTTGGATAAGTCGAGACGTTACCAAATGCGTAATCTACGGCGCTTGGCACGTTATCCTCATACTCACGATAGGCCTCAGCCTTTACTAATATCGTGCCTTTAATTAGATCGATATCCTCAATATAAGCTACTAATCGCCCGGCTGGATACTCTGATCTAAAGCGCTTAATACGTGCGTTTACATCCTCGTAGTTATCTAAAAACCCCATTAGATTGCCTCGCTCTCTTTAAGAGCTTTAGCAATAGCGCGGCCTCGTACAAAACCCTCGCCATGGCCCTCGCGGTATCCGATCGAGTATCCGATCACCATAAATAAAAACCCTAGAGCACAAGCTCCAAGGCCTACCAATATATCTAAACTATTCATTATTAGCCCTTTGTTAAGGCCGATCAAGCTACTAACCGAGTAGCCCTCTCAGCGTTTGTAGTATCAGTATGAGGGCTGTTTGTCAGAAAGCAAAGCACAAAGCCTATTGGCGTGTCGCTACTTGGCTAACCTGTCCTCGAGCAAAATCTCATAGATGCGATCTACCCGCTGCTCTATACGCTCAACGCGCCCGGCTAGGTTGTGGCCACCGTTGCCGTCCGGCTTTAATTCTGATAAATAATAAATGACCAGTTTACGGATGAGCCCAGCCCATAACCCCAAAATAGTAATTACCCCCAAGGTAATACCAATTACAAGCTGGGCTCTTTCCATTACTTAGTTACGCCAAATTGTCCCTCGGACGGTTGGACGGCCTTAAGTAGTGGCCCGATTAGCCCAGCGATAAACGCATTAGCTAATACTTTTGGATCAGATATACCGCTCATATAGAGAGCTGCCGCACACGCTACAGCTGATCTTAGATAGGACTTACCTACCGCTATTGCTTGCTCTTTCATTTGTTGCTCCTAAGTGCCCTTTAGGATTTGTATTACTCTAAACCTAAACTAGAGATTAGGGCCTTAGCCTTGGTTGGTGTCACCTCGACCTCGAAATGCATATCGTCCGGCCGTGTCTTAAAATCGCCGCCCCACTTGAGGCCGTATTTTTTTGCCAGCGCCCGGATCATAGGTATTTTCTCAGCTGGGAAAGTGCCAGCCTTGCCTAGAGGATGCTTTGTAGCATTGAGATCGATAGCCGTGCCGGATGAGTGACAAGAGAGCTTAGTCGGATTATTTCTAACCATCCTGTACGCATAGCCCCAATCGTCAAAAGTGCCCTCATCGATTGGCTCGATCAGCTCGTGAAACTCAGAGGCAAAAGCGGCCAAGAGTGGGCCCACACTCTCGGCACACTTTAGCTTCCGATCAGTACCCTTTACAGGGTATGACTTTATTTTTATTTCGGCTTGATCTTTAGATGCCGGGTAGCCGTTATAGCTAGTTTCCATTGTGCGCCTCGTTATTGCACTCCCACCTACAGGTATCGGAATTAAAAGTTTCCTCATCGTGACAATTTAATTTAGGCGGTAGAAACGCATCTAAATCTGCATCGTAAGTAAAACCTATACCCGCGTAGTTTTTTCTAATATTGCCGTTATAAGAGGTCTGTATCCAAGTACCACCTAGACCTAAAACATTAGCTAAAAACTCTTGGCCATTGTTTTCATTTTCATCATCAACGACTAATACTCGGAGCACGATATTATCCTGATCGATCTCTGCAAAGTGAGCCATCATCCACCTACCTGTGCTCTTGTATAACGGACAATAATAAAACCACCCGCACCGGCACCGCCGGCACCTGCGTTAGATCCACCGCCACCGCCTGAGCCTGTTGTAGCTGTCGCTGGGTTTCCTGCAAATGGCCCAGTACCCCCGGTATTGCCCGATCCTGCACCACCGCCGCCAGTACCACCGGTACCGCCTGTACCTTGCCAAGCTCCGGCGCCGCCGCCGCCACCTATGTAACCTGATACACCTAGACCTACTACAGATAACCAAGAGGAATAAGTATTTGATCCTGTACCACCATTACCGCCAGTTGTATCCGGGTTAGTCGTGTTTTCACCAACCGCACCGGCACCGCCACCGCCGCCACCTGCTGAGGGATCTGCGCCGTTAAACGTTGTCGTACCGCCATTATTACCTTGACCTGATGTAGCTGTACCTCCTGTTGCCGTGCCCACGTTAAAATTAACACCACCGCCGCCGCCAGATCCACCATTACCGCCATTAAAGCCGGACGTATTACCTTGTCCACCTTTACCGCCACCAACCGCGGCCGTAAGCGCGCCAAATTGAGAGTTACTACCATTTGTATCGGCAGCTCCACCGCCGCCTACGGTAACGGTATAACTAGCCGTAGTTAAAGATTGGCTACTTAATAACAAAAGACCACCGGCGCCGCCGCCGCCGCCACGTTGAAAACCACCGCCGCCGCCGCCGGCAATACTTAAAATATCTGCGATAAGAGTTTCATTACTTACGTCTAACGATGATGTGGATGTAAATGTACGATAATAATAAGTCGCATCCGATGTAAGAGTGCCGCCTGTAATTACAGGGTATCTTACAAAAGAATTTAGACCGATCGGCTTTAGTGGACTCATGCCGTAATATCGCCTATCAGTACCCAAGTATCAGTAGCCTTTTTCCAAAGAGATGCCCCGGAGTATTGTCCTGTTAGCTTCTTTCGAGATCCACTTGAGTTAAGAGTTACACCTGCTCCGCCTACCGTTACCTGTCCTGCACCGTATTGTAAAATATCGATGCGAGTATTTACAGGAAATGCTACAGAGGCATTAGTAGGTATTGTTAAAGTTATTGCAGAGGCATTAGTAAGAGTTACCATTTTGCCAGCATCGGTTAAAACTAAAGTATATGTAGTACCTGTCTGAGCATTTTCTACCGCTTGGTTTCCCACAGAATAATCAAAACTAACCGTAACGGCTCCGGATGTACCTCCACCGCTTAAACCTGTCCCAGCTGTTACCGCTGTTATATCGCCTTGATCGTTAGCGATCCATACAAAATCCATATCGGTATTAGTATTTTTAGCGAGTACCTGTCCGGTTGTGCCGCCTTTAAGATCGAGCAAAGAGGCATCGATCGAGTCACCTAGTGCCTCAATAGCCGTAGCTCCATCTTTAACTAGGTCGGTGCTCGTAGGTACCGGCCATCCAAAATTAGGCGTAGTAGTTGCCATTACGTTAAACCTCCAAATGCGTTTTCCCACTCAAGTGTAGCGTTTACACCTGTCCAAATCAGGCTAGGCGGGCTCACCGTGTCCCATTGTGGCGCGACTAGAGAGAAATCTGTAGGGCTTAAGGTAAGGGTCATATCAACATATGCCGGAGTCGCCTTAATAGCAAAGCCCTCTATAAAGCCGTTAAATGAGCCGTTAAACATATTTATAGGCAGATCGTTAATAATCATTGGCTGGCCAAAAAATACGTCTATGAGTTTATTACGCTCGGCATCGGGTAAATTATTGCTATCTAGTCTAAAAGTGAGGCTTTGTAATTGCTCTCTAGGGATAGCGCGTAGGCCAAGGTCGCGAGCCATTACCGTATTAACATCGGCTAAATTGTGCAGATTAGAGGTAACGTCCCTTTGATAGCGGCCGTAAGTGGCCACCGAGTCATTATCTACAGCTGAGGCGGTATTGGCGTAGTTATTGCCGTACTTAAACACTAGCGAATTACGGATTTTGCCTATCTGTAAAATGGATTTAATACTTGAGGGAGTGGCATAGTTGGCTGAGATAGTTGTATAGCCGTTAGCCGATAAATAGGTCGTACGGTGATCGGCATCGGCATAACAGACTCGTCCGGCCTTATCCTCGTAGAGCTGGCCTAAGCCGCTTTGTGCAATTTGAGCGCATAAGTTATAGCTACTGTATGGATCGGCAGCTCTTGAAATCATCTCGTATAGTCCAGGCTGATCTATCTCACCAAGTCCTACGTTTTCCGCATTAGCCCACGTGGTCGTAGGGTCATAGTCTGCCCATTGTAAAGCTGGGGCTACCTCAAACCATGAGTTAATAAGTAGCTCGTTAAGTATGTCGAATATCTGATTGCCGTCCTCGTCCTTAGCCAAGGCATCGGGAAAGAGAGCCTTAGTTAATTTAGCCAAGGATCCAACAGCCAATATATTACCGATTGTTACAAAACCTGTTTCCTCGGGTGAGCGTACAGAGATACCAAAATCCGATACGGCCCCTCCAAAAACAGGTATATAAGTGCCTGAGCTGTTTTTTAACTCAAGGGTCAAAACATCGGTAACGTCTATATCAAAAGCCGAGTTATTAGTATTGACGATCTCTAAACGTGCATAGCCGGCGTTGCATTGGAGATCAATATCATCTCGACCTGTTGCCATTGTTACGCTCAGTACGGTGTCGTAAACGGTCGTGCCGATCGTAATTCTCCACTGCGGTAGCCATGTCATAGTTGGACGTAAACTCCAGAGTCTCGATTAGTAGAGGTACCGCGATAGGTAGATTGGTTAAGAGCATCGGCTACAGCTCGAGCGATAGCCTCAGGATCACCAATACCCGCCTCGATAGTAATATTTACGTTACTACCGCCGCCTGTATAGCCCATAGCCGAGCCCGGGAAACCGCTAGAGGCATAATCACCAGCTCGACCGCTACCACCGTAAACGCCGCCTGTACCGGGCACAATAGGTACAAAGCTGCCCTTAGCAAGTGCATCGTTTATCGCGGCATCTGTTGGGAAACCTTTAGGGCTAGCATTTGGATCGCCTAAAATAGGGGCCGCGTGAGTTGGCATCTTGCCACTTTCCATAGCGGCAATAGTCTTTAACAGAGCCATAGCCTTTTCAAGATTAGATATGTTAATCAAATCCTTAGGGACTATATCTTTAAGAATAGACTCAATATCCCTTAGCGTAAGTTTTTGATTAGTTAAAGCGCCAAGGATGAGCAGATCCTTATTTAACTTGGCGGTGCCAGCCTCAATAGCCGCTATATCTTTAGCTGCGATTGCAGCCTCTAAATCATCAATATCTTTTTTAACCCGGAGTCGAGCCATGTCATTAGTAATTTGTAATAGCTGCGCCTGATTTGTTACCTCGCCTAATTGGCGGGCTGTGTTTACGGTAGCTGCGGCGAGTTGGATCTTTTGTATATCAAAAACATCCTCGCCCTTACCGAGGGCTAATCTAGCCTTATCGATGGCCAGTTGTAGTCTCTTGGCATTTAGTTTTTTTAATTCCTCAGCTGTAAGTTTTTTATTCTCTTTAAGGGCAGCGTTGTTATATCGCGACTCAAGCTCTCTTAAATGGCCTTGACCGGACTCGGCAAAAGGATCAAGCGCTTTATTCTTTGCAGCATCGGCTTTACCCCAAGCATCGGTAAGCGCATCAACGCCCTTAATCGTAATACCGATCAGCGCCACCATACCCGCGACCATAAAGGCAGCACCGTAAGGATTAAGTGCAAACATCTCAGCGATAGCCGTAGCAAGAGCCGTAGCGCGTAAAATCTTGTAAGTGTCGTTAAGTAATTTAATAGCGGTTATAGTTGCAGCCACACCGGTTAAAATTTTTGTAGAGACATAAGTAGCGGCTAATATTGCTAGGATGCTTTTTATTAGTGTCTCATTTTCCTTTAGAAAACCTGCAAGTTTCTTAAAATTCTCGCTGGCAGAGGTAGCAAATTCCTCGATCTTAACCTGTAGCTCCTCGATATTTGCAGATGCGGTAAGGATCATAAAACTATCTATAAGACCTTTGCCTAGAGTCTCTTTAGCGTTATCGATGGATACCGATAACTTAGCCATTTTTCCAGAAAACGTATCGGCCGAGGCAGAGGCAGCGCCCTTAAAAGTCTTGGCTAATTTGTCTATAATATCGTTAAAGTTTCCAGCCTTAAGATCAGCCTTTGATATGCCTACGCCCAATTTACCAAGCGCTGTATTGTTACCGAGGTAAGCCTTGGAAAGTGCTCCAGTAACGCTAGATAAATCTTTACCGGTTGATGCGGATATATCTAGGGCCAGCATTAAGAGTTTTTGAGATTGTGCGCTATTTCCTGTAGCAACGGCTAAAGCCTGATAGGCAGGTCGTAGCTGATCGTCCACAATTCCAAACTCTGTGGATAGTTTTTGGATGTAGGCCTCAGAGGCCGCTACGTCTCTACCTAGGCCTACGTTTTTAAGAGCTAGAGCTAGTTGCTTTTGAGCCTTTTCATCCTCCATGGCAGCCTTAACGGATGCCTTACCAAAAGCCAATACAGCGCCAACGCTAAGGGCTAAGCCAAGACTCCGGCCAAGGTTTTTAACACTTTTGCCCAGCTTGTCGGTGCTCGTCTCGGCTTTCTTAAATGCTTTGTTGCCGGTAAATTCCGCTGCAATATCTATAATTACCGACATGGTTTAACCTTTCGCCGTTGCGTTGAGTTTAGCGGCAGCTGTCTCGATAGCCTTTAATACGGCGGCTTGAGTTTTACCCTGATCCTCTGCCCACGCTCTAAAGATTGCGCGGCCTCGCATCTTGGTACTAGCTCGCCCGGCTTGGCCCTCTTGCCTTACGTAAGCGTTTACGATCTGCCCGGTGCTATTTATTGCATCTATAAATTGGTTGCCAGCATTAGGGTTATTGGAGAGCGATTGGTTTTTGCTACCGGATCTAATTTGTTTACCAAAATTTTTATGTCCCGGTAAAACGACCGTAGCGAGTGGAGCCTGTGATCTGCCCTGAGGGTTTTTACGTCCAGCTGTCTCATAGATAGCACCGGCGGCACTTTTATTAAATATGCGAGCAAGTGATCTAAAACCGCGGCTATTAACCTTGGACGGCGTAGCTTTGTAACCGATACCTCTACGCGCCTCAGAGGCGCTATAGGTAGGGAAATAACCGCCACCGGATCCCCAGCCGCTAAGTGGAGGCGTGGCAGGTATAAAGCCGCGAGCCTTAACGGTTATTACTCGTAAGATACCGGCGAGCTCTTTTTGGGTTTCTTTTGCTAGATCAGGCGAAAATTTGCGTAAAGCTTTGCGTAACTCAATAGCGCCTTTTACGCTTGCTGGCATCGTCTACCTCCTTAGCCTCATCCTTTAGCCCCTGCAATAAAGCATCGAGCATATTTTTATCAAGATCCAAAAGCGCTTGCGGCGAGATCCCTAGCCTTATGCTCAAGCGAGCAATTAGGTAAGTGAAAGGGAGATCCCGCTTTAAGCTAAAGGGTCTGAGTCCTCGACAGTTACGCTTTTCAACGTATCTATAAAGGCCTCGCCAAATGGTTTAGGTGCTTCACCCGCACGTTTTGTAATTTCCCAAGCCAAGTAGTAGACCATCGATTGCTTTTCTTCCTCGCGGAAAGCACGATGAAATCCGATCTTGTAATATTGCTCAAAGGCATACTCCACGCTAGGCGTGATCTCTCCTACAAGCTCGGATCCATCATTACGTACGATCTTTAATTTAGCCATTTTTTGCCCCTTAGTTAGTTAGTTGGATTTACCAAGTACCGCTAGTTGCGACTACTGTTTTTGAGTTACAAGTAAATGTAATATCGATCATGGCTTCGTCAGCTACGGCGCCGTTAATCGGAGTGAAATTGTCCACCAAAATCGTACCGGTGTATAAAACGTTGGTAGCTGACACGGCAGCTGTATAATCTTGGATTGCCTTAAATGCCACGGTAGTACCGTAAGCAGCTTGTAGCGTTGCCAAAATAGATCCTGCCGCTGTGTCGTTAAGTAGTGTCACGGTGATCGTGTCAGCTGATAGCCCAGTTACAAATTTATGAGCTGTATCGCCCATCGCTGTAACCTCGAGCTGGTCGGCCTGTTGTGTGAGCGTAAAATTTGTTACGTGATCCGTGAAATCTACAGGTGTAGCGCCGACCTTAAAGCCGACTTTATTATTTAGAAAAATTGCCACGATTTATTCCTCGTCTTTCTTGGCTGTTGGTTTTGGTGTTGGTGTTTCGACTTGACCTATCTTTTTCAGAAAAGCCAAATCCTCAGGTGTTAGGTCAGACATAGTTAGCTCCAGCTCGTTAGTGTTGATATGGAAAAATCGGCCGTTAAAAGCGATCCACTTTGTACCTCTAGTACGGATGGAGCACTCATAGCGCCAACGTTCATTTTTATACTTGAGGCCGCCAGTTTGTTAAATACAGCTACGGCCATAGTCTCGATACCGTTAAGGTTTCCCTCATTAGAAAATAACGGCACGGTCATAATAATTTTAAGGTTAGCCATAGGCGAGATTGCCGCATATGTGTTATTGCTCGGAGTGATGTAATCGTCTGCCGGAGCCACGATAACGCTGTTAGCCGTGATTGTGGCCGGCGGAAAGCTATAGGTATTCCAAACGTTAGGGTTAGCAAGAGCGGCAGCTAGTGAGGCTCTTAGCGTGGTGATCGCTGTAGGCATTATCCGACCATACTCCCCGGATTTTGGTAGCCCGAGATGAGCCCGCGGATTTTGCCGATCATGCTGTTACCCATCCTGTATGGGCTCGGGCTAAATCCGTCTACCGATACGCCGCCGGTCTGTGAGACTTGGCGAGCTTGGAAAATATCTACGGCCAAGATCATCGCGGCCTCACGGATCGCCGGAGTAGTTGCATAAGAGTTAGTTTTTGTATCGGCTCCTACAGCTGATCCATAAGGCAACACGCGCGTAAAATTAGCGTTAGCGGCTACTTTAGTAAATTGAATAAAGCTATATCCCTTAGGCCAGTTAAAGGCGTAGGTATTCCACGCTATAGATGGAAAATTATTAGTAGTGCCGGCAGACCATGGGAGCGTGCCGGTAATTGTGTAGGTGCCGTTATAAGTTGAGCCGCATCCGCTCAAGGTTACAGAGTCTCCGGTGCTAAAGATTGCAGGGTTAGCGACCATCACGGTAGCGACATTGTTTTGTAAAGTTGTGCCTACTACCGGAGCAGAGTCAAACCATAAAAATTGATTGAGCAAATCTTGGGCAGCCTGACAACACGTCTCCACGATATCTGAGCTATACAAATTTTCGATACCTAAATTTGCTCTTAGCTCGGCCTCGGTTACGTATGTCGCTGGCACTTATTTACTCCTTTACTTACTAGGGCCGGTAGCCCTCAAAGGGCTAAGAGGGCTACCGACTATTAGTTGTTATTAGTTGAGGTTAAACTTAACGATACCCTTAGGCATTTTGGCGATTGTTGCCATGTAGCCATAGATAGCGACCTGTACCTGTAGGTTAGATACAACGTTTACGCTCATGTAAGCCGTAGGGCTCTGATAAACGGTAAACGCCTCAGGTGCAAGGATCACAGCTGAGTCATCGATAGTTGTAGTAGCTGTAAAGTTTTTATCAACATACAGATCTAGTCCGAGTACGTTGCCTCGAATTGATCCCGGCTGAGTTAAGCCGCCTGCGTTCATTGGCTGAGATGCTGAGTAAATTGGACGGCCGGTTGTATCTGTAGCGCCCATTAGTAGCTGCCATTGTGATCCATTAGCGATGTAGTTATTAGCAAAATAGCCAGTAGCTTCATAGACTTTACGAGCTGCATCACTAGCAAATTCAATAATACCGGCTGAGTCTGCATCGCATCCTGAGCTGTATTGACCAGCGCTAATAAGAGCCGCTAATACCGTTGTATCGAGTGTCTTAAGGTAAGCATTTTGTAGCTGGTTAGTAAGCTCTGTATAAAAATTAGGATCTGAGCGCTCTAAAAGCTCTACGCTAATCGTATTCATACCTGCGTACTTATTAACGGTCCCGGTCAAATATGCCGTTTCCATGCCAGTATTTTGTACCGCTCCAGCTTCGGCTTCAACAGTTACAACAGGCGCTACGCCTGTACCGCCTCCGGCTGAGGTCACGAGTGAGGGGACATTTATCGTCATGCCAGTACCCGGCAAAATCCCACGGCTGCACGCATCTATGGCAGGTGTGCCAAAACGTGTGTTAGTTGGAAATTCTGATAGGTATTGAGTTGGGTTAAATGCAGGGTTAGTAGAGAAAGAGTCATCGGCAGCTGTTACGTATAGCTTTGAGTCCTCGTTGCCGAGTGCAGCTTTAATTTTGTGCTCTGTATAAGCACCCATTGAGACAATAGGTGTACGGACTCGCTGAGAGTCTAATACGGATGGACGGATGATCTTACGAGCGGCCTCGACTTTTTCAGCCTCGACCGGTGTATCTACCGGAGTTTCCTCCGGTGTATTTTCTGGGGCTGTAGTCACAGCTTCCTCGCTTT